GGCAGTGGTGTTATTGAGCAAATTCCTAACGTTGATACTTACTCTGTGCTTACTGCACAAAAGTTAAAAGGTGTTGTACGTGATGCGCTTTATGGTGCTTCTGATTCTTCTGACATGAACATTGTACTCTTTACGGGTCTCGGTGGTATGGAAGAATTTGATAACGCTATGAAAGACGAGTTAGCTAGTCAAACTTATATTAAGAATACAGATCCTAGCTCTTTTGTTGGAGGTAGTGGTCGTAACCTTTCTTTAGGTGGCTTCTTTACTCAGTATCAACATATCGATGGCCATAGTATTACTGTGCGTCACTTGCCTTTGTTTGATCATGGTGCTCGTGCTTTAGCTAGCGATAGACACCCTGTTACAGGATTGCCTCTTGAGAGCTATCGTATGATTTTCCTGGATATGAGCACATACGACGGAGAAAACAATGTGAGTATGATTACTCGTAAGAACCGGGAGCTCGTTCGTTGGGCAGTTGCTGGTGCTTCTGTTCCTCCTGGCTTTGGAGGAAATGCACTGCGCGCAACAGATGTTGACGGTGCAGCTGTACACTTCCTTAAAGAGTGCGGCATTAGTATTCGTAGAGCTACTAACTGCCTTCATTTGGAGTGCATACGTAGCTAATAACAATCTAATAGGGGGGAGAGTAATACGACTCTCCCCTTCTATTTAATAAAAGAATAAACACCCCCAATTTTTAATAGCATGAGCAAAAAATTAATATACTTGTATCGCAGGGAAAACACTACTAATTTGCCGGATGGTATTTATGTAGATGCTAAACGAAAGATAGGCAGCGTTTTTAATAAAAATGGACAGCTAGTCAAAGGACTAAGTCTAGAAGAAGAGAAGAAATTGTTGCCTAATATTTTAGGAATGAGCAGTAATGATCCTAATTGGTCTAATTCTGTGCGCAGATTCTATGCAGAAATGACTATCGATATTCCTCAAAATGGAGTAGAGCTAGACATAAGTTTAAACGAAGAGGGAGATCCTTTTCATCCTATGGACTTTGTAAAGTTTAGATTTGCTGCGTTACATCCACATGTATCGGAGTCAGAAGATAGTAACGTTACTAATACTCGTTATTACTTTTTTGATCCTAGGAAAGATGAAGAACAAAAAGTTATAGAAACTCGTAAAAGAAAAGATGCTTATAAAGCTTTAATTCTAGTGTGTGACGATGAAAAACAAATGGATTTAATTTTAAAAGCTTATGGTAAATCAGTTCAAGGTTTATCTAAAGATCAAAAAGAATTAAAATTAGAAGATTTTGTAGATGAAGATCCTGCAGAGTTTATTAGGGTTTCAGAGGATAAAGATTTAGAAACAATTGCTCTTGTAAAAGAATGTTTGGATCTAGATGTTTTAAGAAAGAGTGGAAACACTTATCTTTATGGAGACGAGATCTTAGGAGAAGATCAAGAGCAAACTATACGCCATTTAAAATTAAAGCGCAACAGTGGCATGTTACAAGACATTAAAGCTAAACTTAAAGCCTTTACGGAATGAAACGCAAATCTACTAGAGGAGAATTTTCTTCTTCAAACTTTAAAAGCTTACATGCTCCTAATCCTAAATTGGCACAATATTTACGCGATTTAACTGCAGGTGGAGGAGTATTAACAGCTGATTTAACCGCTTCAATTGCAGCAGGAGGCGTTGAAATTAATGATTTTTTTGAAGCAGGAACTTCTTTAGAAGATGTTATAATTGCTATTCTTTCGGGAGTTATTCAAGCAAGCGTTGCTTTATTAGATGTTAAAGATGGTGGGGGGCAGATTGTCTCTAGTAAAAACAATCAAGCAGGAAACCCTAGTGTATTTCATGCATTAGATGACGAAATAAGTATAAGCAGTATTACATATAAATGGAACGATTCTAGTACTAGTTTAGCATCAAACTCTACTAATTTAACTAGATCTAATACTGGTTCAGATAATGATCCTGTAGAAGTAGCTACTCAGCAACCTAACGATCATAATACAGATTATACTTTTACGTTAGCAACTCCAACAACTGTAGGAGGCAGCACTTCAGATTTTGAGTTTGACGTATCTGTACATGCGCATCGTCAACAACGAATTGCTATACAATCAGTTGTAGAAGAAACTTCAGCACCTACAACAACAGTATATGCTGTAATGGAACATGTGCTGCCTGTATTTCTAGTTCCAATTATAAGCGAATATAATGCTATACCTCAAGGAGCTTCTGCCCACATTTATAATACTGTAAGTGCTCCGTGGGAAAATCTAACGGCAAATTGGGAAGTTTATCACGGAAGTACTACAACGGGTATACAAAGCAGTGGTGCTGGAAATCATTGGATTTATTTAGATCAAGCTCAAGTAGAGTATATACCAAGTAATGGAAATTTAGAAAATATTAGTTGGCAAATCGACCCTATAACTATAACTGCAGCAGACGTTACAGCTCTTGATGACATTAATGGTCTGCTTGGTTCTACACCTGATAATTATGCAATATTTTATCAATTCTTTTTTCCAGCAAACCACCCTCAATTTGATGCAACTTCTTTAGGCACTATTACAGCTATTCAAAATAGCCAGCCATTAGGACAAGGCACTCCTTTTTTCAGTACGGTACAAACTATAGACTTTAATTTAAAAGTTCCTTCTATAGTAGCAGGAGCTGCAGATGCTTATGATACATCGTATAATACGTTTTATGTTTTAGCTGAAAACGCATTAAATGATGGTGCAAATCCTATTAAATTACAATTTTAATTAATTATGCCTATATTTTCAGAAGAGTTACAAACGCCTCAATCTGCTACAATCCCTGTAGTTGATGTTACTAAAAATAAAATTAAAGGCTTTAATACTTTTGATACTTGGGATGATGTTGTATTGTTACCATTTGCTCTGCGAACATTAAAAGCAGTTATATCAGTTGGCATTGGAACAGAAGCAAACTTATATTTATTTCAAGGAAATAGTATAGAAAACGATTGGGTTCAAACTAATTTCTTGCAATTAGGCGGTACTTTAGATTCAACACCCGCTACGTATGAAGGTCATTATCGTATTTCAGGAGAAGTATACCCTTGGACAAAATATGATACTACTGCGCAAGTAAGAGTATATGATGAAGTAGCCCCTATACAACTTATTTTTTACCAAGCTGGTAAAGAGATAGCTCATCCTTACTATGACACTTTTCAAAATTTTGTAACTCATAGATCAAATTTAGGTACTGCATTAACTACTATTACAAACGATTCAGATGCAGTATTAGATGAGCTTAAATCTAAAATGATTGGTTGGCCAGGACTTTTTTTTGAAAGCGATCCTAGTACCCATAATATAACTCAAAACGAAGCTACCGCTTTTCAAGATACAAGTTGGAATGCAGCTGGAGGAGATCCTAATTATGATTATTTAATTAATATTCCTACGCATTTAAGGAAACAAATATGCATATTGTACGGAGGGCAAACTGCTTCTTCTCTTGTTTATATAGCATATACTGGACATTATGCAAGCCTTGAAGGAGATTATGGTGATGCTGATTGGGGTAATCCTACTAATTGGACAAATGCAACAAACATTCCATTTAAGATGGGGTTTACTACACAATCTAAATTAGATCTAAGTAGTTTGAACAATGATGACCCTTTTATATCTTTTGGTGGATCAGTAGACATTGGAGCTGCTAAAGAATCATTTCCACCTAGAGCTTTAAGCGATTCAGCAGGAGCTTCTTCAGAACAAAATTTAATGGAAGGAACTGCAGCGATTAGTACAGTTGGAGATGTAGATGCAACTGATACCTCGGAATTGTATTTAGCACTAAGGTTTTCAACTCCATTGTTAACTTATTTTAGTGCTTGGGCACTTGCACTTTCAAATGGTACTACTAATACAGAGTTACCTTATTTTAATTATGAAGGATACGTAAGATATCGAATTGCCTAATGACAGTTCAAGAATTTCATTACGCAGTAGATCAAGGCTTACAAAAAATAGGCAGCTATGCGTATGATAATTTTTTGCAAGAAGAAATTGATTACTGGTTAAACAGAGCTCAAGAAAGATTTATAAAAGATAGAGCGTTTGCTCATTCTGATATGAAGCAAATTGGTTTTGCAGGAAATCAAAAAAGATTAGACGATTTAAAAAATATTATCTCAATTGATTATTTAGATGATGCTTTACCTCGTGTAGGTGTTGAGTTTCAAGAGTACGACCTTCCATTAAATTATATGTTTCTAATTAATATTAGAGCAGTTATAAGAAAGGATAACTGTAGCCCTGCTACGGTTACAAGTCCTCAAGACACTGTACCTGTAAGAGTAGTTAATAACAGGGACGTATATTTTTTACAAAAAGATCCTTTTGCTAGAAGTCAAATAGAAACACCGTTAGCTATTTTATCTGAACAAGAAATTAAAGTGTTTCAAAACAATGAAAGTTTTATATTAGAAGGAATATACGTAGATTACATTAGGACTCCTGCTCAAATTAGCTTACAATTAAATCAAACAAGCGAGCTAGATGATCATACACATCAGGAAATAGTAGATATTGCAGTAAAAACAATGGTTGAAGCAATTGAATCTCCTAGATTTCAAAGTAATCCTGGCGAACTTTCTCAAACTGAATAACTTAAACTTAAAATATTATGGCTAATACCAAACGATCCATTCGAATTTTTCCCGCAAATACAGACATGCTTGACAACTGTGTCAATATTGCCAATGAAGCAAATCCTATTACTCTTGCAGAAATGGGTACAACAGCAGTTGTTAACGCACCTCCAACAGGTGCTACTTATATTGAATATGCTGGAGCAACTGCGCAACAACACACGGTTACTTTAACATCATTACAAGGTACTGATGTTGATACCCACGTAGATAATATTGATTTTGAAATTACATTAATTGATGTTACAGACGGAAGAGAAAAATTTCCTAGAAGGACATATACTGCCGCTACTCCAGCAGCTTTAAAAGATGCTATTACTACTTCAACTATTCTTGCAGGCGATGGCTTTGCGTTTACTGCTACTGAAACAGGCGGAGTTATAACTATAGTTTCTCCTGCTGATAGAGCAATAAGAGTAGCAGCTAGCGACGGAGCAGTTATTGCTGAAACAGTAGCTCCGGTTTTTCACAAAGCTTATACTAGAGAAGAAGCTATTGAGTTTTGTAAGCAGGCAGCTGCAGATCAATACGGTCGTACTAACCGCGTAAAGTTTCCAGTAGTAGAGCCAAACGTAGAAACTGCATTAGGTACAGCTACAAGTTTTGACTACATGATAATTACTAAAGTCAGTGAAACTAAGTTTGATAAAAACTTTGGAGCAGGCTATCAAGATGTAGAAACTTTTGAATTTTTGAGTCCTACTGGTCGCACGAACAATTCAGTTCAAGACGTGACGTAATCTATTATAGTATTAACTCAAAGGGGGGTGGGGGAATAACTCTCATCCCCTTTTTTTTACCTAAAACAAATGGCACTAACATATACACGATGGCTTTCTATCTCTACCAATGAAACTCTTCAAGGGCAAGTTTTTGTTAAGTCAGGAGAAACATTAGGTAATCCTGTACTAGAATTTAGATTTCCAGATTTAACATATTTAGACGTAACTACGCCTTTTCCAGGTGAAAACTTATTTTGGTTTCCTACGTTAGCTTATCTAACTATTAATCTTTCTAATCTGTCTGAAGAGTTTACTGGCACAGGACATACTTCATATTATAATAATGATAATGAAGTTATATCTATGAGTAAATCAACTTTTACTGATGGGTTGTATCATTATCATTTACATGATGCTAACACTCCAAATGATGGAGAAGATGAGTATTTATTGATTTTACCTTCTATAGAAAATGCATTAGATGTTTTAGCTACATCTATCATTAACAAGCAATGCGGTTGTAAGATTAATGCAAGTGTTATGCAAGATTTTATAAAAGCTAAAGCAATGTTGCAATCCATTTACGCTAAGAAGATTCAATTAGATACGACGTATGATGAAACAGATTTTGTGTCATTAAATAATGACGTTACTATTTTACAAAACTTTTTAAACGGAACTACAGAAATATGCGGATGTTAAATTACCCTGGAATAAACACTTGGAATACTGTAGAAGTGCAGGATACCTTGTTGGCTGTAGTAAAATTAGATTTACCTGCTTTAGATTTTGCTGTAAAGTTGTTAGCTGATTTACAACTACAGTATAGTAACCTTTCAGAAAAAAATAGATATACTGAAAACCCATTTGATAATGTTTATATTACTTGAGTGTAAATGACTTATATTAACGTAAGCTCTTTACTCAATGAGATTACAAAATATAATCAAGAAGTATGTTTCTGAATGGCCAGACGAAAGCAATAGAAAGCTGGCAACTCTAATATTAGAACATGAAGATTCAATAGAATTAAAGCATAGAACTTTAAGGCGTAAGATATCTGAATATCGTGCAGCAACTACAAATCCTCAACACAGAATGCATCACGTTTCTAGAACACATAGTAAAGAAAATCAAGAAATAGTATATCGAGGGCCTGAAAGCATTACTAGCTTAGAACAAGCTATAACGTTCTTTGAAGTAGATACTAATAAATGGCAAGTTCAAAGTTGGACTGCCAACAGTTGGGACACAGGTGATAATACTAACTATCAAGTTAAATTAAAACTTGAACCAATTGTTTCTATCACATCTTATTCTATTGATGAGTTAAAAGAAAAATATCAAGAAGCTGTTAAAATTCTTAAGCCTCGCACGGTAAAGGGAACTAACACAGGTGTATTAGTATTAGCTGATTTTCATATAGGAGCTAAGGTTAAAGATCTAAATATAACTCCTGATTTTAGCTATGACATTCTTGTAAATAGACTTGAACAAACGGCTAGACATATTAATAAATATCAATATGAAAAAGTAGAACTAGTATTATTAGGAGATTTTATTGAATCTTTTACTGGATTAAATCATACTAATACTTGGCAAGAATTAGAATATGGAGGATTTGGTTCTAATGTTGTAATACTAGCATATCAAATGTTACGTAGCTTTTTAGACAAAATACACAACTTGTCTGCTATTACTGTAATAAGTGGAAACCACGACAGAACATCCGTTAAAACAGAGTTAGATCCTAAAGGAGGTGTAGCACAATTACTAGCTTTTATGTTAGACCAAAGCAGTAAAGAGATTGATGTTGTTTGGGATCCTATATTAGTATCTAAAGAAATTGACGGTATGCAATACGTGCTTACTCATAATCATTTAGGTGTATCAAAAAATGATATGTCTAAATTATTTTGGGAATACGGGTCTCAAGGAAAGTATAATTTATTAATAGGAGGTCACTGGCATAGTCGTCGAGGGAAAAGAGAGTATAGAAAAGTAGATGAAGTTTATTGGGATCAAGCTAATTATCGAGCTATAAGTGTAGCACCCTTGTTTACTGGAAATTTCTATAGCGAATCCAGTGGGTGGACTAGTTCCAGTGGAATAACAATAATTGAAAACAACGGGGCAGGAAAGCCCAATATTTACGACATAACTTTGGTATAATGGCTGCAGGTACATATCATATAATGGCTGAAAAAAACGAGGCACTTTTGATAAACATGACTTATCAAGATGATGCTGGAGCAGGTATAGATCTTAATGGTACTACTGTAAATATGTACCTTAAGGATAATGCTACAGATTCTACAGCTATTTCAGGATTTAATCCTAAAGTATTGACAATTACTAATGCAACAGATGGTCAATTCGAAATTAGTATTTCTAAAGGAGATATTAATGCTATTCCTTTTAATCAGGGTATATACTATATTGATCTATCTGGTACTATTGAAACTAGGTTAATTGAAGGTAAATTCCAAATAAAAAATAATAGCGCATACTAATGTCTAGTTTAACGATTACACAAGTTTTACCTGCTCCTAATTCAGTTACTGTAGAAGAAACGGGTTCTTCTACTTCTGTAGTCGTTCAACAAAGTTTTAATAATACTACTGTAGTAGTAAATCCTTTAACTGTTACAAACTATTACGGAGGAGGAGGAGAGGTATTAGCTGCTCTTACAGGTGTTCCTACTCTTAGTACAGATTTAGGTACCTTTGCACCAGGTGCTGTTATATCTGATAATACAACTATATATGATGCACTTAATGAACTCGATTCTCATGTTACAAATCAAGACACTACTATTAGCACTGTTCAATCTGATGTGGCAGGAAATGCCACTAATATTAGCAATAATGCTACTAATATATCTAATAACACAAGTTCGATCACTACGAACTCAGGGGATATCTCCTCAAACTCAGGGGATATTGGGGTACTCCAAACAGATCTTACCCAAGAAATCACAGATAGGACGGCCGCAGATACTACGCTTCAGCTTCAAATTACTGCTAATAACGTTAGTATCAGCAGTAACGACTCTGATATTGCTAGTAATACTACTGACATATCAGCCAATACTACTGCGATCAGTGCTCTTACTACTGGGTCCTTAACTCAAGCTTTAGATCCTACAGAGCTTAGTCTGTTTTTTACAGACCCAGGTACTTACTCCTCAGGAACTTCCTTAGAGAGTGTGTTAAGGGATGTGCTTATCCATTATCAAACTCCCAGTATTACAAGCTTTGTAGCCAATGGTATTCCTACAGGATCTATAGAACATGGCGCTACTGATACAGTCACAACTGCAACGTGGTCTACTGTAAATCCATCTAACCTTGATGCAGGCGTTACAGGATCCATTACGTACTATGATCCGGTTGGAACAGATGGAGCATCGTATACCGGAGTGGCATACACTGCAAGTCCGTACACGCTGAATAAAGACGTTACGTTTTTAGTCACTGCAGGAACAGCTGGTGCTGCCAGTACCTCGTTGGCTCAAGCAAATACATACTACTTGAGACTTTCTGGGCTGCAAAACACTCAAGGCACATCCTTGTCTGCTAGCTCTGACTTCTTTACGGTCAACTACAAAACCTTTGTACTTACCTCTCCTACACAGATAAACGCAAGTTCAGTAAACTCTATTAGCGGCAATCAATTGCTAGCTGACTGTGCTGCGGGTACAAATGGTTCTACTGAAGAACATAACGGACTGCATCCCAACAGCCGGAGACAAACCACTCTTTCATATCCTGACACAGCTAACTATTGGTACTTGTGTATGCCCCAATGTCATTGGGAGTATGCGAACAAGATTACTACTAACCAGGGCTTTGTAGGATTTGATATAACCACTACGGTAGTTGACTGTGGTGCTTTTGTGTACACCAATGCCCAGGGTGCAGATGTCAATATGCAATTACTGCGCGGACCTAGTATTGGTCAAATTGGCTCAGGCAATTACATTAAGGTAGAATACGATTCAGGGTCTTCGTTAAACAGCGCACCTCCGCCCGTTGCAGGACAACCTGGTCCTAGCTCTGATTTACTCTTAGACACCTACACGGGCGCTGCAGCGGCGTACTCAGTGCGCAAGCTGGACAAGGACTATACAGGTAACTGCATGAAGGTGCGGCGCGATAGTGATGATGCTGAAGCTGACATCGGCTTTGACGGTAGCGGCAACTTAGATACGGCGGCCATAGCTACCCATTGCGGGACGGCGAACGGATACGTGGTCACGTGGTACGACCAAGCGGGCTCGAACAACGCCACGCAAGCCACGGCAGGCAATCAGCCGCAGATTTACAACGGTACGGCGGTC